TGAAAGTGCCGTTTGGCCTGCGCAACGGCGGCGAGTTTAAGTCGCTGGCAGAGCAGCCGCACTATGCGGCACAGGTGCAAATGGAAATGCTGTCTACAGGTCGCACCCATGCCTATTTTGCGCAGTACATCGCGCCGAAGGGCGACCCGCTGTCGCTTGACTATGTTGCCGAGCAGATCAACATCGAGCGCGTCGAGTTCGATCCAGAATGGATTGACAGCGTGTTGCCTAAGATCAGTGCGTTTTATGATCTGTACCTGAGCGAGCTTGACAACCCTGAGCACCTGGAACCGCTGCGCACAAGCATTGACACACCGGAAGCCGGAACGCTGCTCACAGAGCTTGACACGCTGCGCAAGCGCCAAAAGGAAGACGCGGCGCGAGAAAAAGAAGTGTTAGCGCAGCTGATCGAAATGGCGGACGGAAAAAACGCGCTGATCCACGGGCGGAAGCTGACGCGAGTTGAGCGGGTCGGGAATGTGCAATACGCCAAGATCCCAGAACTGAAAGGCGTGGATCTGGATAAGTATCGTGGCAAGCCGTCTACATCGTGGAGGCTAACATGATTCAACCGCGCTTCTACCAACAACAGGCGCACGATGCCGTTATCGACCACTGGAAGCGCTCGACGCTTCCGGTAGTTGTCGAGGCCGCTACTGGCGCAGGAAAAAGCGTCATCGTCGCCATGCTTGCAAAGACGCTTTATGACCTGTCTGGCGGAAAGCGCGTTTTGTGCCTAGCACCATCTGCTGAGCTTGTTACGCAAAACGCCGAGAAGTACCGAGCTATTGGGGAGAAGTGCAGCATTTATAGCGCGAGCGCAGGGCAGAAGAGCTTGCGCCATCAGGTTATTTTTGCGACGGAAGGCACGTTCAAGAAAGTAGCAAAAAAACTTGGCTCGGAATTTGCAGGGGTTATTGTCGACGAGTGCCATCGCATCACGCCGACTATCCAGAAGATAATTGATGAAATGCGCTCGCAATCGCCAAATTTGCGCGTATGCGGCCTGTCTGCAACGCCGTATCGCCTTGGCACAGGCTTTATCTACGGAGTCGATACCGAAGGCCGCGCATTGACCGAATCTGTGGCTTTTGAGCCATACTTTCACCAGTGCGTTTACAGTATCGGCGCCCGCATGCTACTGGATCTTGGATTCCTTACTCCGCTGCGTGCTGGGTCGATTAACGCCGCCAAGTACGACACAAGCGGCCTAAAGATCCAGAGCAACGGGCAGTTCAGCGCTGCGACCGTGAAAGCCGCGTTTGAGGGCTGGGGCCGCAAGACGGCGGCAATTGTTGCCGACATTGTTGCCCAGACCCAGGACGCTACCGGCGTAATGATCTTTGCGGCGACAGTGCAGCATGCCAATGAGGTGATGGCGAGCCTGCACCCGGATAATTCCAGATTAGTCACTGGCACCACGCCGAAGGGCGAGCGTGACAAGATCATTTCCGACTTCAAGGCGGGACTGTTCCTTTACCTTGTGAATGTCGCCGTGCTGACTACCGGGTTTGACAGTCCAAACGTCTCGCACATCGCCATCCTGCGCAAAACCGAGTCTGTCAGCCTGTTGCAGCAGATCATGGGGCGTGGAATGCGTTTGTTTGAAGGCAAAGATGAATGCGTGATTCTCGACTACGCAGGCAACATTGAGGCGCACTGTCCGGACGGCGACCTGTACGCGCCTCAGATCAAAGCGGCCTATCAATCAGAAGGCGCTGAGCCTATCGACGCCGTGTGCGAGTCGTGCAGCCGTGTGAACGTGTTCAGCGCCCGCAAGAATGAATCCGGCTTTGAGGTTGACCAATACGGCTACTTTGTCGATCTGGCGGGCGAACGCATTATGACGCAAGATCACAAGGGTGAAATGGTGCCAATGCCTGCGCACTACGGGCGGCGCTGCCAGCATGTGAATTTGCGCACAGGCGAGCGCTGCGACCACTATTGGTCATGCAAAGTATGCCCGGTGTGCGAGCATGCAAACGACATTGCTGCGCGATTCTGTGGAGGCTGCAAGGCAGAGCTTATCAACCCCAATGACAAGCTGATCGAAATGCACCGCGTCCACAAAAAAGACCCTACGCAGCCGCAATGCGACGAGTGCCTGAGCATCGAGTATCAGCGCGGCATCAGCAGGTCAGGTAACGATATGGTGACGGCGACGATCACCACGCCGCGCCGCCAGTTTCCGGTTTACCTGTTGGAAAATAGCAACTGGACGGCACAGAAGAAAGCTGCGTTTGCACTTGCCACTGATGATTTCAAGACGACACCCAGAACCGTTAAGTACGTCAAGAAAGGCGACTTCTGGGAAGTGTTGGGCTTTGGGATGCCTACAGATGATGAGGCGTTACAGGAGAAGCTGAAGGCATGAAATTCCCTGCATGGCTGAAAGTCTACGGCGACCAATCTTTTCGTGGCGACTGCCCAAAAGAAAGCGCCGAGCAGGTCACGTTTTTTAACATGATACGCAAGACACCTTGGGGCGATGTTGCTATGCACCCGCGAAACGAGGGCAAGTTTACGCATGCGCAGGTTTCCAAGATGAAAGCTGAAGGCATGCTGTCCGGTGCTTCTGACATCATCATCATCGGCTCGCCTGTCTTCTGCTGCGAGCTTAAGCGGCGCGACCACACTAAATGCTCTTGGCAGCCTGGGCAGCTTGATTTTCTTGAGCAGTCGCAAAAAGCCGGGGCGTTCGCCTGCGTTGCACTCGGCTGGGAAGCGGCATGGGAGGCTTTCGAGGAGTGGAAGACCTTACAAAAATAGCCCTATCAATAATGACCCACCCAAAACAGGAGTGGGTCGCCCTGTTAGAGGCCGAACCGCCAGAACTGCACGAGCCGATTAAAGATCGTATTCGGCTCTTGCACAACGGCGGGCGGCGGCAAGCGGCATACTCTGTGCGTCTATCCCACAAGCGCCAGCCGATACCCATGAGCGTGTCGGAGGGCGCAACGCTGGCGGAGGCTTGGGGGATAGCGGTGCAGGTTTTTATCAACTACGAAATAATCTCGGTAGACAGGGCAAACCAATGAATAAACGATCACCGTCCGGCCACCGTTGCGGGGAATGGCATCCGAAAGCCGCGCTTACCGCTGAGCAGGTATCAGCCATGCGCGAAGATTACGCTACCGGGCGATTCAGTATCCGCTCGGTAGCAGCGAAGTACAAATGCGGCGCGTCTACCGCTCGCGACATAATCAGCTACGCCACGCGAGTGGCAGGCTAGCCGACAAACGGTACTCCCGCCCCACCGCAAGATGGGGCATAGTACCCACGTCAACAACGAGAAGAGAGGGTAATGGTATGAAGAAGTTCAAGCCATGCAGCAAGTGCGGTTGCCTGCACAACAAGAGCAAACCATTCTTCGCGCAGGGCCGCCCGTGGTGCGGCTGGTGCGGCTACAAACTGGAGGCGTCGAAATGACAACAATGAAGCCCTACACCGAATACACCATCGCCGAGCGCGAAGCAGCAATCGAGTACGCACACGAGCGCATTCATGCGCTGTCGCAGAGCAACGAACCGCGCGCATCTTGGGCTATTGAAGTGTTGCGAGATAACGTCTACAAGCTGACGTGTGCGACAAGCCAGCTTGACGTGCTGGAGCGTTCGTTGAAGGCCGAGACCGAGGCTAAGCACGACGTCATTGAAGCACTGCGCCGCGTTGTCAGTGGCGAGGAGTCGGACGATCTGTCCAAGCTGGTGTTGGGCATACTGAGCAAGCATGAGGTGGCGGAATGAATCACCAAGCAGAGTACCTTGAAGAAGAGTTGCGGAAGGCGCGGGCGGAGATTGAGGAGCTGCGCAAGCGGGTATGTGTTCCGGATGTATCTACTATGGCTCGCGTACTGTCTGATCGCGTCGCAAGCGCCCGCTGCGTAGACCCAGAAGACAACTGGAAAATTTACGGGCAAGAGTTCATCGAGGACGTGCGCGCCATGCTCGCCGCCCCTGCGCCTGTTGAGCGGGCAACTGACAAGGAATCGTTGTCGGTTGACCAGCTATGGGCCGTTCACGCTCAAGGCCCGGACGAGCTGTACCCGGCATTCAATCGCGACGACGCCGAAAAGCACGCAGCGGCGCTGAACGCGCTGTCGGCCAACTGCGACATCAAAGTATCGGCTGTAGTTGTCGAGTCGCCGTGGCCGCCTGTTGATCACTGGAAGTATCTCGCAGAGCAGGAGCGCGAGCACGCAGAACAGTTTGTGGACGTAGATGCAATCTTTCCAAAGGCTGCGCCTGTTGAGCGGGTGGAGCAGGACGCCAAGGTGTTCTGGGTTCTGTTTGATAACACGGGCGACGTGAAATACATAAAGAAAGACGTCTACTCAGGAACGCTGGCGTTTTTCGACAATGAAGCAGACGCATCGCTGGCGAAACAAATCACCCCCGACACAGACTACATGCGCGTCGAGTACTACGCCACCCCACAACCCGCACCCACTGCCGCGCAGGATGTGGCGGGGCTGGTTGAGGCGTTGGAGCTTGCCCTTGAATACTGGAGAGACCGGCAGCAGCGGTACAAGAACCGCAAGCCTCGCTGGGTGGCTGATGCGGAATCCGCCCTCGCCGCCCACCAGCAGCGGGAGGGGGAGTGATGTATTCTCCAGCCCCTGCTTGCTGCCGCAACTGTCGGCACTTGGATAGCGATTCAATTGATGAATACCACGCCCCTCAGTATTTTTGCCGCCGCAACCAAGCTCTGCCGACGAGAAAATTGAGCTGTAAGGCGCAAAAACCTTGGCCGTCCAGCGTCACCACAAAACAGGAGCAACCCCATGACAGCGAGTAATACTGGCGGGTTTGAAGTCCTTGTTTACGAGACGATGAGTGAGCAGGAAGCGCTCTCGATCCTGGACAAACACATGCGCGATTACACGATGCGAGCTGCGCGCGGTGAGCACGGTTGGATTTGCTCGGACTGCTGCATGAGTTACCCAGAAGGGATGCCGGACGAGTGCTTCCACGGCCACCAAGGCTGCACCGACATTATCAAACGGGACAAACTCGCCGCGATGCGAGAAGGAAATGAGTCAACATGACAGCGAGTAAGCCGGAAGTGGTGGCGTATATGTGGGAACACAGAGGTCGCCACGCATGCGTTGACCGCGCATATGCTGAACAGCTTATGGACGATGGCGAGCAGGTAGCGCCACTCATCCGCCTCACCGACCACGAAAGGTTGCAAGCTGAGGCGGAAAGGTTGCAAGCCGTACATGCAGCCGACAAGTATCTGATTGATCAGCTTTACCGTCAGAGAGATGACTACGCCATGCAT